GTCCATGCCGAAGATTGTTCCAATCCGACCGTGCTGGACAACGGGTTCACCGTATTGCATCGCCAAAGTGAACTGAGGCAGCTTGTACACATCTCTAGCGTTCACTGGGCTGAGCAGTATGTTATCTGGGACCAGCGCGTATCCTTCAATGATAGACTTCGCCTTCAAGATGTCATACTGGCCCAATCCGCCTGTTATGGTGAATAGTGTTCCAGTAGCACCCATGCTTTCACCCGTTGAGGTGAAAGAGTTGCCTGCACCTGAGTCGATTACGCTCTGACAGTCCTTGTCGATGGTGTAAACCATTCTTCGCGCAAGTCGCCTCAATTGATCCTCGATGATGGGAATATACAGGTCCTCAATGTTCTCTCGCGTTATCCTCTCTCGAAGCGCCTTCTTGTATGGCGTCACGGTTACGGTTGTGTAAGGCGTGAAATCCATCATTATCTCTGTGCCTTCAGCTGTCTCGCTGATGGCTGCTGCTCGTGAGCCGGACTGCTTCACGAAGGTCGCGGTTTTACCCGCTACAAGCGGAAACTCTGGGAACAGTCTCTTGACAACGAGAGCTGGCATCGTGAGCTCTATGATCTTCTTGTGTAGCGCTGGATACGCAATCGCGCCAGTGTCAACCCAAGTCAGTGCATCTCTAACAAAAGCCATTCAGAACTCCTCCTCTATGGTATGCAGTAAATGAGGGCTCTGATGACGTCGCCGTCTGCGCTGGCTGCGTCGATAGCTCTGCCGATCCAGTTCTCGATCTTGTCAAGCTCCGTCTGCATAGCAGCCTCACTGTAGGTGGCTGGTGCATCTAACACAGCTATAGCCGCGACTTTCCCAGCTGCGGCGCTACCGATCCTTGATCCGGCTGTGATAGCCGCGGACGCTACGACTCTGACTAAGCCTCTGCATACAACTGCAACCTTCTTGCCAGCTGCAGCGGTCGTTAAGGCTACGCCGACCACGTCTTTCCTAGCGCCGTCGGTCGGTTTAACCTTCCATGCAGCGCTTAGATAGACCACTTGGCCAGCTGTTACGCCGCCTGTGTCAGCTTCGAAAGTGCAGATGTACCGGTCGCTGATAAGCGCAGTTGTTCCCTCAAGAGTTGGTGCTGACATCCAAAACGCCTCCTACTTGAAGCCCTCGGTCAGCTTCCGGTGGGCTTTGAGGAGGTCTTTGAACCAGTCGATGTTTCCGAGGATGCTGCGTTGCTCAGGGATTTCTTCGAGAGCTACGATTCCCTTGCCTTTCGCTTTCGCTTCTTCTGATTCCTCAGCCTCTTCAGCTTCTTCTTCGCCTTCCTCTTCCAGCGGTCCTCTTCTAGGAGGACCTTTCTCCGCTTCCTCAGCTTCAGCCTCTGCTTCTTCAGCCTTTTTGCGAGCTTCCTGAGCGAGCTTCCGGCCGGCTTCGCCAGCCTCCATCACCCGCTTCAAAGCCGCAACTTCCTCGCTGAGTTTCCTGATCTGGTCGGCGAGAGGCTCAAGCTGCTTAAGATAGTCTTCGTACTTCAGTTCTTTCGGTGGCTGTTCATCGGGTGCGACGTTGACTACGCCCTGTGCTTTTAGAGAAGCCTCCTTAGTCTCAGACATAGGAGACTTCGCCTCCTTGCTTTCGCTTACAGGTTTGTTTTCAGGTTCTTGCGTGCTTGCGCGACTAGAACCCACATCCGTCACTTCTTCCGAAGATGACTGTGAAAATTCAAGGTGCTTCTCATCTCGCAGGGACTCGTTTAATGCAGCTGCAAATCCAGCAGGCTTGAAAGTCGTCGTCTCATAGGCAGGTGTCGCTACTATCGAGAGCTCGCGTACTCTAGGCCGCTTAACGATCTCCCATGCCCCTGGGCAGAGATGGACCAATAGGCCTTCTTTCCGCGTCTGCTTCCTGCATTTCGAGCATACGACTTGTTCGCTATCGACTTGAATGCTTACATGAGTTAAGTATCCGCGTAGAATCTTCTTGATGATATTCTCTTCTCCGACCTCTGCTTGAAACTTCACAATGTTCTCTATACGTTGAGCGTTGAAGACTTTCCCGATAACTGCGAGAGCGCTTTCCGCATGATCCACTCGAAGCTGAGCGGTTCGGAGGCTTTCAGCTAAATAATCTAGATCCTCTTCAGTGACCTGCCATTTATTCGCGTTTACGCTTTCATCGATAGCTATGCCTTCAATAGGTAGAAGACACTCTTTCAAAGCCCGTTCTGCTTCAACGCCTTTCACAGCTGAGAAAGGCACATAATACTTCAACTGCACTTTTCATTCACCTCGAAAAACTGAGGTTAAATCAAGTCGGGATAGAATCGGTTTAATCCGCGCATTCGAGCTAACTCTCGTCTCGCAGCGTTGAAGGCTTCGAAATCCTCGAAGAACCCTTTCTTGCTGGGCGTGTAGCCTTTGCAGTCGGAAAGTTCGCATGGCGGATGCTCCATGCCTAGCTGCCGATAATGGCCTAAAAGATGATCGTGAGCTTGCTTCGCCCAAGCCTTCTTAATGTCAGCCTGCGTAACTCTAGCCATCCCGTTCCGTAGATGTAGCAGATCCAGCTTGCCACTTTCATCGTGGTGCGGAAGATGCCGTTTGTTCAAGTCGTGGCTTTTACCGCATCCAGCTCGATCATGTCGAGGATCCGTGGCTCTCGGACATAGATCTGGCTCGATGAAGGCGAACGCGCTGTTCGGTAGATGGTTGATATAGGCGCGGCTCCACTTGACAGCCCCAAAACTATAGGGTACACTACTCATTTTCTTCAAACCTCTTAGAAAATGTCAAACCGAAAGATTCGGCGTGACTGCGAGAGAATTACTCAGCTATCTTGCTGCATGAGAGATACATGTCGAGGAGGCGTCGCCGCGTCTCATTCCAAGCCTTGAAGTCTAGGAGGGTTCTCAGCTCAGCCTTCACGTTTTCCTCAAGCCATTTTCGAACCTGCTCCTTCGTCTTAAAGCGTTCCTTGCTGAATCGGTAGGCTTGGATCTCCCAGCGGTCTGTTCCCTTTACTCTGCCGACAAGAATCCTAACGCCTTGAGTGACGTCCTTCGACCTGATCCTGTCGAAGCGATCAGGGTCCTTGACGCGGTAAGCCCACTCATTCGGGTATTCATCTATGCCAGGCATTTTATTTCGACTCCGCTTCACGCGCTGTCCGTTCGGAAATTGCTTTCGTAATGTCGTCTACGAGTTTTCTTCGAGCTCTCCTCTCAACTTTAACCTCAGGAGGAATCTCCTCTTCCACTGCTTCTGCGCGAGGCTTATAGCCCATCTCAGCTCGGGCCTCATCGATTGTGAGTACGCTGTATTCAAGGAGAAGAGTAACCATCTCGCTCTTCGTCTTAGGGTCTATCTCTAGGATCGGATGCCACTTGACCTTGGGGATCTCTGTGCCTTCGCCGAATTTGCGAGAGATGATCTGCTTGAAGAGGACGCTTTCAAGTTGGTCGGCGATCATCTCTTGCATGACTCGGAGCCGTGACATATATTCGTCAAGAACTACCTCAGCAGTCGCGCGGTTCGTGCCCTCGCTGTGGCCTGCGAAAATTCTTGGAACCCCTAGAGCGAACTCTCGCTGTCGATAGAGGTAGTCGAGCCACCATTCAACATTGACGTCTTTCGTTAAGCTCGGGACAACTTGGACATCTACGTCTCCACGTACGAAAAGGTCGCTTGCAACCTTACGGCTGGCGAAGGCTTCAGACAACGCGGTTAGCTGAGCGTCACTCCACGGTCTTTCAGCAGTTCCCGCTTTAACGATGAGCATAGGCTTCGCATATGTATGCACTATAACAGCCATGTCATCTTCAAACTGGTCGATTAAAGCCTGAATCTTCAATAGCGGTCGGAGAATGCTCGTGCCGTAAGCCGACTCGTACCACCAGCTCTTTCCGCCATATCTGAAGTGAACGATTTCTTCAGGAGTGAATGCCACTGGAGGAAAAGTCAGCAGCTGAACAAAGCCGAAAACATTACCGTAGGGATCCCTTCTTACTCGCATGTGAACTGGATCTAATGGTTTAAGCCACCATTCCTGAGGCGGCAGATTTTCTCTGACTCCACAGATCTCGATGTAAGTGTTTCCGAATGTGAGCATATCTGTGCCGACGATGCGGAGCGTCTCCAAGATGTTTATTTTATCCATCCAGTCCATCAGGAATTGCCGGACCTCTTCTGTTCCGCCTTGCAAATCGAAGCCTTTTGACGTTACAAGATTGGCTGTGACATCGATCGCGCTCTTAATGTAAGGTGTGAAGGTGTACAGGTCCTTGTACTTCGGCAGATCCTCGATCGGCGTGGTTCCCCAGATCTTCTCCCACATCGCCGTATAGGGCGCGGTTACGAAGCCTATTCCGGACCCGGCCAAATAGTGCCTGATCACGTAGCGCCAAAGAACTTCGTCTCCTCTCCAGCTCGGCGGAATATCCTCCTCAATCTGCTTGAGGACTAATTCTCGAGGGACCAAGCGTTGCGCAAAGAATTTCGCAGCCTTAAGCCTCAATGCATAAACTGAGGCCTTGAAAGAAACCATTCCTTTTCATTTCTCCTTACGGATTTAGAATGACAACTCCTGTACCTGGCGGAACCGCTTCTCTAGTTGCGTAGCATGCTAAAGCTAGAGCCCAAAGCATATCGTCATGTTGTCCTGCTGGATGGCTGAATTGAATCTGACCGGACTTCGTTAACTCAAATCGTTCGGCGTTGATTTGTTGAATGAGCTCTTCATCATAGGGGATCATCAGCCTATCGTCCTGCATCATCTTCTTCATATGGCCGAGAACTTCCTGCTTGCTCGGCACCGTGAGCATGATGCCTCCAACTGGAACAGAGACGACTTTCTTCAAGTCTTCAACGAAGTATTCCGCGCCTGTTTGATCGACGTTAACTTGAACGACTCTGCGAAGCTTATCGCACATGACTTTGATGTATCCGATTACGGCGCTGTAGTCTGTTCCAAGCTTGAATTGCTTCAGAAAGACTACTTTGAAGATTTCTCCGTCTTTCCTTAGAACTACGATGACGCTGTGGTCCTGTTTCTTGCCGAGGTCAACGCCGACGTAGTATTCAGCTTGAAGAAGCTTCTCAACTTCACTTTGAATCCAGCTGAGAATCCTGTCAAGCCGTTGCAATTATAACATCTTCCGGAATATACTCGAGGTTGCTGTCGATGCATTTGGTAATTAAAGTCTGGGAGAAGTAGCAGGCTTCATCTTCACTCCATTCTGCTTCCATTTCCCTATGCCACCTGAAGGGATCGGCAGCGGTCTCCCTCTTCTTCCGTTCAACGAATTTAGGGTCCAGAGGTCCTTTCGGTCTTACAGCTTCCCTCCATGAAACATGTGATCGGAACACTTCGGTAGGCGGATACGCTTCATCATCCGTGAACATTCGGTAGAAGAGGTGATTTCGGGACCAAGGCGTCGATTCACCTATGAAGATTCCGTTCGTCGTAGCCATTGCGTAGCTGATCGCGTCGTACATATCCAAGTCGTCAGGCGTGAAGTTCATCTCAGTCCAGCAGACCACATGCAACGTGTGGCCTCGAATCGTCTCAGGGTTATTCGGGAAAGCTTGGATAAGCGCACCATTCGGGAAACGCACCATAGTCTTTCTGAAAGGCCGCTCATAGTAGCTTGGATTAATCTTTGAGAGCAAACCGTTGATGCGTTGAATGTACAGCTTTGCCTGTCGAAGAGAAGGCCCTACGATGCCTATCTCCACATTGGAGTGCTTCAATGCATACCAGATGAGCATGATAGCGACAAAGTACGACTTGCCTGACTGTCGGCACCATCTCACAACGATCGTGAGGTAGGGCTTGGTGAAAGCCTTAGCGAGTTTTCTCTGATATTCAGTCGGTTTGATCTTGAACCATTTCTCCGTAAACTCAACAGGATCATCAGGAGGCGGCTCAAGTTCCTTAGGCTGTTTCTTCTCAGCTGCCTTTCTGATCTTGTCTAGTTCACGTCTTAGAGCTTCAGCTCTAGAACGCTTCATACTTCAAACTTCTCACGAAATTTTCTAATCTCTTCATCGAGCTTCTGGTCCTCAGACGCGTCTAGCAATCCAGCCATAGCTCTTCCCACCGTGACGAGCAACTCAACGGCATGGAATCGAATCGCCAAATCCTCGTGGGTCCTAGCGATTTTGTCTAACGCTTTAAGATGGTCCTTGTAAGTGTTGTAGAGGCATTCACGTTCCTTCGGGACAACTATCGTCAACGGTTGAATTGAAAGCGAGATCTCCATTAGATTTTAACTCCTCTTTCCCTCAGCTTCCTTTTGATCAGTTCCCACCGAGCCAGCCTTGAAGCCATCTTATCGTAGCCTTTAGGCTCCAAGCCCAGACTCTCCGCCTCAATGCATTTGATCATAATCTTCTCGACGGCTTCACTCATTTTCTTGTAGCTAGAAGCATCGCAGAGTAACTTGAAAGCACGATGAACCTCTGGGTTAAGCCAAAAAATGAACATCTTCCTCTTTGAGTCAAAAAATATTTTTTGGGATTTTGTCGAAACAATATTTTTTTCAGTCATGCATCCACCAGAGTACGCGGTCTCGGCAAGACACTCGAAGCCCCGAAAACGTATATTTTGAAACGATTTCAAAACGTACGTTTCAAGCGATGCTATTTTGCTCTCTCCCGGATCCTTTTGAGAACCCTCTTTTGAACAGCTTTCTTAGCGCGAGCTTTCTTCAATTGATTCATCAGATCTTCCTGTTCCTTCTTCTGTTTCTCATAGAATTCTAGGGTGCCGAAGCTGTCCCAGATGGCTTTCTGCTTCTTCAGCTCGGACATGCTGCCGGTCATAGCCTCTAGAATCAGAGAGGGTTTATGCGATGTGCTGCTCAAGGATTCGCTCATATTTCTCCACTCTCTTCGGGTCCTCATGGTATTCCGCTTCGCTGAACCAGATTATCGGGTCGTAGATGATCTTCAATCTGCCCTCATATGCGTCTTCAACTGGAATCAGGGGCGGCGTAACCGGATGGATCGTCGTCTCGAGGAGATAGTCTTTTCCATCGCTTCTTTTCGCGACAACCCAAGCATGAAAGCCCAAGACTTTCTTTGTCTTCGCGTCCAAGATGGCGCCGAGGACCACGTAAGCATCAACCTTCAGAATCCTGAGCAGCGTTGTGCAGAAACATGCTGAGTCTATGCAAATGCCTTTCCTAGTGACGGCAATTTGATTTGGCAGAAGCCAACCGTATTTTTTCTCACCTTCATCGGTAAGATAGAAGCCGTCCCACCATTTGAAGACTTTAACGTGTCTTTCAGTGGCTGGGCTGCCTTTCCAATTGATCGGGTAGAGCAGTTCGCCGCAGGTGACTTGAAGAGCTCTAAGTATGGCATCATCATTGTTCTCCGCGCCTAATTTCTCGGCGATGGCTTTCAGGTGAGGGTTCGTCACTTGGATAAAGTCTGTGACGTAATAGGTTTCGCCGAGTAAAGCGAATGAAACGACTGGCGGCTCTTTACTAGAACTCAACTGTTGGTCTAAACCTTCCTAGGATTCCAGCGTACTTCTTGAAGTCTGTAACTCCAATCAGCTTCGGCATGATCAGATAGGCGGAGTAGACAACCGTATGCGACTGCTTCACCTTGAAGAAGAGCGGATGCGCTTGCAAGTCATGGCGCATACAGAGGATATCGATGAAGTTCTTTTGAATAGTGAGGAGATACTCGCCCAGCTTCCTGGTCACGTGATACTTGTTGTCTTTCGAGTATTTCGGGCCTAGATCCACATAGAAGTCTTGGAGATAATACTTTCGTAGGTCAGCTGAGCTCCATGTTCGAAAGTTAAGGATCATGCCATCTGTGAGCGCGATCGTGACATTCTGCTTCGGCTGATAGATATTGAAGAACTTTTGGATTTGAGGACTCGGACACCCATACGGGTCGAAGTCGACGTAGGTAACCGGCAGACTCCCTAGATTCTGGAGGATCCGAGGCAGATCGTCGAGGACATCCATGTTATCCTGATTCAGTAGGACAGCTCGATCGCGGAAACGCTTCATGTTACGTTTAAGGGCTTCAAAGAGTTCAGGGTCCTTCTCGACGCAGAGGATCTTCCTACAGTACGGTGCATAGAGTTGCGCTAGCAAGCCTTTGCCGGCGAATAGGTCGAGGACAAGCTTTTGAGGGAACATTTGGTAGACTTGCATTCGCAAGCTAGTTTTATCCGGGTCCAGCTCGCCGCTTTTGATGCGATAGCGAGGGCCTTTGAAGAGACGCTTCGGCAGACCCCATCTAGTAGCGTTTTGATCTTTGACCGAAGTAGAATCCAAGTATCGAGCCCTCCAAAGGACCTAAGACCGCCACGATCGATTGAAAGGCTGAGACTCCTCCGATTACCAGGGCTACGATAGATGTGGCGATGAATCCGGCTGTGAATCCCAGAGCCAATA